GAGGAGGATCTGCAAGCCGCAGCCGAGAATGAAATGGCAAAAGCGGCAAAAGCTAGAGCTGATACTGTTGAAACCGTGGCAAGCGCAGAACTCAAACGCGCACAAACGCTAGAGACTCTGGGCAAGGTTGACGAGACAGCACAGAACATGGCAATGACCAATGCACAGGCAGTGCAAGAAATTTTGCAGGGGCAGATTGTGCAACCTGTTGCGAATCAGTAAAAAACAAGCGACAATTAAAACAACGGTTACCACCCAGCCGTTTAAAGTGGGTGAGTTGAATGGGGTCAAAGATGAATCAAAAGGCAGTAATTGAGGACAATGAAGTCGAGGTAGTAGAAGAGGAAATCGAAGTCAACGAACCCGTTGATGAGGTTGAACCGGAAGATACCGAAGAAGTTGTTGTCAGCATTGGTGAGGAAGCGCCACCTCCCGAAGAACATACTCCAGCGCCTGAATGGGTAAAAGAGTTGCGTAAGACGAACCGAGAACTGCAAAGGCAGAATCGTGAATTGCAAGCAAGGGTACAAGCCGCACCACCTGAGACCAAGCCAGTGGTGATTGGAAATAAACCCAAGCTAGAAGATCACGACTATGACGCTGATGCATACGAGGAAGCATTGACCAGTTGGTTTGAGCGCAAGCGACAGGCCGATGAAGTCAACGCCAAGCAAGAAGCTGAAGTTATGAATCAGCAAAAGGCATGGCAAGCCAAGTTGGATGGTTATGGCAAGGCGAAAGCCGAGCTAAGAGTAAAGGACTTTGAGGATGCTGAAGAAGTTGCTCAACAAGTTTTTTCTATCACCCAGCAAGGCGTTTTGCTGCAAGGTGCAGATAATCCTGCACTCGTTGTTTACGCACTCGGCAAGAACCCTGCAAAGGCTAAAGAGTTGGCTGAAATCAAAGACCCCGTAAAGTTTGCCTTTGCGGTAGCAAAACTGGAGAAAGACTTGAAAGTTACAAATCGCAGGCAAGCACCCGCACCAGAGCGTATCGTTTCAGGAACTGGACGATCTTCAGGTGCGGTAGACTCAACACTTGAACGGCTGAGAGAAGAAGCGGCACGTACTGGCAACATGACCAAGGTCATTCAGTACAAATCGCAAAAACGATCAGCATCCAAATAATTTTTTAGGAGCTTATTATGAGCAATAGTTTTTCAAAAGAAGAGCGTGTAGCGTTTGAGGACATCCTCGAAGGCTTTAACGATGCTTTGGTTTTATCCCGCAATGTGTCCATCTACAACACAGATGGCTCGATGATGGAGCGCACCAACAACGTGATCTATCGCCCCCAGCCTTACATCGCACAATCGTATGATGGCATGGATCAGACTAACAACTTCACAGCTTACACACAGCTTTCAGTACCAGCAACACTCGGCTTTCAAAAGTCTGTGCCGTTCATCTTGGATGCGCTTGAGTTGCGTGATGCGTTGCAAGAAGGTCGTTTGGGCGAAGCTGCCAAGCAAAAGTTGGCATCTGACATCAACATCGCCATCATGAACGTGGCTGCGGCTCAAGGCTCTTTGGTCGTGACCGTGAACACTGCCGCTGGTGACTATGACGATGTGGCTTTGTGCGACAGCATCATGAACGAGCAGGGTGTTCAATCCTTTGATCGTTACTTGGCTTTATCAAGCCGTGACTACAACGGCATCGCTGGCAACATTGCTGGTGGTACTGGTGGCGCATCTGTGTCACGTAGTTTCGCTGGCACTAAGTCAAACAGTGCGTTTGAGCGTTCTTACGTTGGTATGGTTGCAGGTTTTGATACCTACAAACTGGACTACGCAAACCGTCTTGCTGGTGCAACTGGTGCTGACCCAACAATGAGCACCTTGGCTGCCGCTGGCAACTACTATGTGCCTACTGCAACACAGACAGCAGTAACTGGTGAAACTCAGAACGTGGACAATCGTTTCCAAACGATTACCGTGTCGAGCACCACCAACTTGCCTGCTGGCACTGCCATCGAGATCAGTGGCGTTGAGGCTGTCCATCACATCACAAAACAAGGTACTGGTTTCTCCAAGACTTTCCGTGTTGTGAGCGTTACCAATGCAACCACTTGTGTTATCACACCTCCCATTATTTCCGCACAAGGTGGAACTGATGCCGAGTTGCAATATCAGAACTGTATCGTTACACCTAACGCATCCGCAACCATCAACCGCTTGAATACTACAACAGCACCTATCAACTGCTTCTGGCAGAAAGATGCGTTGGAAATTCTGCCTGGTCGTTACGCTGTGCCTGGTGATGCTGGTGTCGCAGTGATGCGTGCCTCAACAGATCAAGGCATCGAGTTGGTCATGCAAAAGCAATACGATGTAAATACCATGAAGACCAAGTATCGTTTGGATACTTTGTTTGGCGTGGTTAACAAACAGCCAGAAATGTCTGGTATTTTGCTGTTCAATCAAGCCTAAGGAGTCATCATGAGTTATCAAGTAATTTTTGCACAAGGTACAGCCACTGTTGCAGTACCCGCAGGCGAGAAAATCGCTGTTCAAGCCTTTTCAACAGCACAAGTGTTTCAAGAAGTTGGTTTCCCCAACTTTCCTGAAGCCAATGATTTGCTGACTACGGTTGACAACACCACCTATGTTTCAGGCGCATTTACCAATGCCACCAACGTGATTATTCAAGCTGGTGCATCGGGTGCGTACTACTCTGTGGGTGTTGCTCCTGACATCAGCAACAATGGCAACTGGCAACCTCAAGGTGCGCCAGCCAACATTGCTGATGGCGGCTCGATGGCGGCAACTGCTGCCAACGTGTTGACAGGCATCATCACTGCCACACCAACTTCAGCCCGTGACATTCAATTGCCAACAGGTGCAAACCTTGATTTGGCAACTGAGTGGGCAATCGGTGATTCGTTTGACTTCAGCGTCATTACTTTGGCTGCATTTGCTTTGACATTGACTGTCAACACTAATGTGACCATCGTTGGTTCTGCTGCAACTGCTGCTACGGCTGGTGCATCTGCACGTTTCCGTTGCCGTAAGACTGCTGCTGACACTTTTGTTGTTTATCGCATCGGTGGTTAAACCAAGACAGGCCAGCAGAGATGTTGGCCTGTTTTACTTAGGAGAACAAAATGCCAATGAAAAAAGGTTACTCAGACAAGACCATTTCCAAGAATATCAAAATGGAAATGAAATCAGGCAAGCCCCAAAAGCAAGCCGTTGCAATGGCACTTGGTATGGCTACTAAGTCGGCAAAAGCCGCTGGAAAGCCTAGCAAAGCACCAATGAAAAAATGATTAAGTCAGCCGCAATCGTTAAGACCAAAACTCTTGCCCCGTGGAAAGAGTTGCGGTTGCAAAAGCGTAAGCTGAAAAAAACCAATGCCGCAGAGCGTAAAGCAATAAAGCAGATTCGCCCATCGCCTATGAGCGCACAGATTATTGAAGTGCCTGATGCTGTTGAAGCAATTGAATCAGTTGAAGCAATTGAAGTTGTTGAGGTTGTTGACGACAGCCCACCGACCCGTGAGGAAATGCTACAACAGGCTGAAACAATTGGCATGAAGGTTGACAAACGCTGGTCAGATGCGACACTTCTGAAACACATTGAGGAATCAGCATGGGCTATACAAAACGACAATTCATAAGCGCAGCCTTTGAAGAAATCGGGCTTGCGTCTTATGTGTTTGATTTACAGCCTGAACAGCTTGAATCTGCCTTGCGTAGATTAGATGCAATGATGGCAGATTGGAACGCCAAGGGCATCCGCTTGGGTTACCCTTTGCCATCCAGCCCACAAGATAGCACCCTAGATGAAGAAACCCTTGTGCCTGATTCGGCATACGAAGCTATTATTTGCAGTCTAGGTATCAGACTTGCCCCAAGTTTTGGCAAGCAGGTGATGATTGAGACCAAGTTACTGCTGGCCCTGATGGGCCTCTCGAATATTACTAAGGATAGTCATGCCAACCATTAACCAGTTACCAGTACTGAATACGATTTCAAGCGGAGATCAGTTACCCGTTTATTCACCCAACAATGGTGATGCAAGACGCACATCAATCGGCAGTTTGCTGACGTTTTTCCAACAGAGTTTTGCATCGCCAACGCTTTCGGTAAATCTTTATGTGCCTGGCTCTGGATTCAATATCACCGTTCCAACTCCTGTCAGTCAAGACCAATGGATGCTGTTGCAACCCGCTGGAACACTTACAAGTGGCACAATTACCTTGCCCTTGAATACTGGTGTACCTGATGGCACTACAGTTTTGATTACGACCACGCAAGAGATTACCTCACTGACGATTGCACTGAATGGTGCGACTGCTCTTTATGGTGGTGTAACATTTTTAAGCGCAGGAACTGCAACTGCAATTAGGTTTTATCAGCCCACAAACTCTTGGTATCAGATCAATTCTGATGCTGTTTATGCGGCTGGCATACAGGCTTTCTTGGCAACACCATCAAGTGCCAATTTACGTGCGGCAATGACCGATGAGACAGGAACTGGCGTTTTGGTCTTTGCAACAAGCCCAACCCTGACAACGCCAACAATCACAAACCCAACAGTTAGCACTGGAACATTTACAAGCCCTACATTGGTTACACCAGTAATCGGTGCTGCTACAGGAACAAGTCTAAGCACAACAGGCAATCAGGTAATTACAAGTACTGGTAAGCATGGTTATGCAACAGGTTCAGGTGGTGCAGTAACGCAGCTTACTGACAAATCAACAGCGGTAACATTAAGCAAATCTACAGGTCAAATTACATTGGCTGGTGCGGCATTGGCTGCCTCTACAACTGTAAGTTTTACTTTAACAAACACAGTCATTGAAGCTGGCGATATTTTGATAATGAACCACATCAGTGGCGGCACGGCTGGTTCTTACTTATTAAATGCTCAATCAGCGGCAGGGTCAGCCAGTATTAACGTGCGTAATATTTCTTTGGGTTCATTATCTGAAGCGATTGTTATTGCATTTGCTGTGATTAAGGCTGTGAGTGCGTAATGGCTACCAAGCCCAAGTCATCAGTCAATGCGGCTGGCAACTATACGAAGCCAACCATGCGGAAAGCCTTATTTGAAAAAATCAAGGCAGGGACAAAGGGCGGTGACCCAAACGAATGGTCAGCCCGAAAAGCCCAACTGTTGGCGGTAGAGTATAAGAAAAAGGGTGGTGGTTATAAATGAAAGCCCCACAAAAAAGCCTCAAAGATTGGTCAAGTCAAAATTGGCGCACTAAATCGGGAAAGCCATCGTCTGAAACAGGCGAGAGGTATCTGCCTGAGAAGGCGATTAAGGCCT